GGGTCTGCCATCTGTTATTACTTGGCAACATTATTATTTTCTAATTTGGTATCGCTGATCGAAAAGGTTGTTCTGGAGTTCCGCGCGACTGCTCGCCGGTTCAAAATCGATCGTTCGCAAAGGGAGTTTGCAATCGACGTTCATCAACGGGTGCAATTGCTGTCTGTACGGTTCCGCGAATTTCTTGTTGAACGTCTTCGTGCTCTGCGGACGAAGCTCATCGTCCGTCTCGATGTATCGAGCCGGGGCACCCTTACCGAACATCGCCGGGGCGGTGCCATACAAGAACGCGTTGGGGCGAACGCCGTAGTTCACGTTACTGCTTTGGGGATAGGCGAAGAAGGAATCCGTCGCCGGTTGCGCCGGAAGCGATCCCGCGTCGTCCACGAGCTTGAGTCCGGGCTGGAGTTGTTGCGCCATATGTTATAGTACGTGATTATTATTTTTTATCGACGCGCACTACCACTGGAGTGGAGACCGCTGAACGCTTCCAATTGCACCCCTCGCATGTCCGGGCTGCACGCGGCTGGGTGGGAACGACACATCGGACCACCCTTGCTTCCGTACAAAGCCTCGGCGAACGCGGTTTGGTCTCCTGGTATGCTACTCACGGGGGCGGTGACGAACTGACGCGCTGCGAAACGCTTCTGGTACTCCGGAAGCGGCGTTCTGCTGCGCCCCGGACCGAACTTGAACGTGTCGTCCATCATTCTGTCGACGAACGGTTTCACGGTTGGGTAGTAACACGCGGGCTTGCGATTCGGCTTGTCAGTGTATTCGTGCATCATGACGTTTTGCATAGGGTTATCTGGGGTCGGCATCTCGCATGCGAAATGATCGTTCTCACCGGACGTCGTTGGGTAGCCGATCGGACTCGTCACCATGTCGTTCCTGTACATGACGTACAGAACACCCAAACACGTGGCACCGAGGACGAAAATGCGCACGTCCCGTCTGATGAGATAGAGCACGCACGTGGCGTAGATGATGAATCGACTCGCAGCGTTCACGCGATCGGCTGGGTGCTGACTAGAGTTTGGCCAGAATTGGGACACGCGATCGGCTCTCACAAGTTCCTTAGGTGACTCGAACCAGGTAGTCATATTACATAACACTAAGATTTATTTATTGAGGCTTCATCATGCCTCCGAGCATGTTACTCATCGCCTTCATCAACGCATCCTGATCGAGTCCGCCCTCGCCTTCTTCGATCTTCGTCGCGCAATCCTTGGCGATGCTTTCGATCGCCGACAGCGTCTCTGAGGGAATGCTGACGATGGTGGTGCCGAGCATGTACAACGTGCTCAGATATTGCCAGATGCACCCCTTAGAATGTTCGCTGATCGACGACCAATTCTTGGAGAGATTGAGATCCTTCAGGTACTCGCTCTTTTCGAGCTCCTGAAACAACGAGTCGTCTTTCGACGTGATTTTACCGACGTACGGGGCGATGCCGTTCATGTACGTCTCGACGCATTTTCTTGGGTTGGTACTTTTGAGAAGATCGAACTGGGTGTTGAACTTTGAAATTCCCTTTTCATCCGGGAAAAGCTGAGAAAGTTCGCCGAGGAAATCTTCCATCATCTGCACAAAGGCACCAACGGACGCCATGATTGCGTTTTGTGATTTCAATTACGTGTAACTCTTTAAGTCTAAAATGGTTCAGTGCTAATAGTTTCCTTCGCACCGATACCCTGACTGACGATAAAATACACGAGGAGTGCCACGAGTACCGCGGGCTTCGTGTACTGGTGCGTCTGGAGCGCACCTTCGTTGTTCATTTTCGCCTTGACGTGAATGTAACCAGCCGTGATCAAACCGCCGATGACCGCAGCGGACATCGGGTCTCGAAGCGCTTCGCCGAGTTCCATCCTTTTACATGTAGTTAGGTTTTTTTACGCGCGTGTCGGGGGCGTCGTCGAACAGGGACTGTGGCACACCCACTGGCATCGGCTCCTCCATGACAGGGGGGGCAGGGGACGGTGCGGGCACTGGAGGCTCCTCACACTCGTCGTCGGGTGGAACGCCGTGAATGTCTTTGAATTCTTGCAACTGAGGTTGTTCGTCAAGCTCCGCCGTGGGGGGCGCGGCGGCAACCGGGTCTTCTGGGGCGGACGGCAGTGTCTCCTCGGTTGGGGATGGCTCCTCCGTCGTCACCGGTTCATCCTCGACCTCTTCTGGGTCTTCGTCCTGAACCTCCGCACCCAAATCGATCTCCCTGTCATCGCTCGTGGTGTCGTTTTGCATGTACGTGCTGAGAATCTGCTGCACGGGCAATAAATCCTTGATGGTGTCTTCGATCGCTGTCGTGTATCTCTTAGTCAATTGATCGTCGCGGTCGTACTCGGACATTTGTTCATGGTAAATGTACGGATCGCGGTACAAGTTCTTCGCACACGCGTTCAACACGCTCTGGACGAACACCTCCTCCGTGGGAACTTTGACGGAGATTTTCTTCCCGGTCTCCGGGCGAAGACGCACGGACGACAAGATTTTCACACTCGACACGAAGACCGCGGCGAGTAAATCGTTGAACCAGCTGCACCGAGAGGTGATCTCAGACGCGTGTTTCTGGGACATGCTCGAAGAAAAGTTCGGAACTTCCTTCAAATACTTTTGAAACATAATGAGCGGTTTGCGATTTTTCGATTCCCGCACCGCCTCCTCGTACATGTCTTGGAACGTCGTGATCAAATGAGGAATCATGATCAGACAGAGTTGGTTCGTGTACTCACGCTTCGCCTCGACGAGAACGTTGATGTCCATTTTTACTAATGTTCTCGAAGAGATAAAAAGTCCTGGGATCACGCATTCCTCCACTGGTTCGCCACTTTGCGGAGATTCATGAGCGAAGGGAATTCAGAGAGGTCGTCGTCATCCGAGACATTCGTCTTCTGTGCTCTTTTCTTCCGAACCTCCCAAGACACGAGTAAATCCGCCGTCGTCACCGTCTGAACGACGAATCCACCCCTGGTGAACTGTCTGTGCATGTAACGCGTCGCCGCCTCCACGTCGAACGGGGGATACCCGACGACGAACGCTGGCACGCGAAGCACTATACTTTTCTGTCCCATTTCGACCGCACGGCGAATCTTCCGCTCGAACTGGGCGTAAATGTTCTTGTACAGCTCCTTCTTGAGTTTGAGCTTCTTTTCGTCGAGCTTGCGAATCTCTTCCAAGAGCATTTCTAATTATTGAACCACTTTATTTTTCACCGCATTCAACTCACTGTCGAGGTTGATCGCTTCCATGTCCTGAACGAGTTCGAAATCGATGAACTCAGCCCCAGACCCGGAGGCGTTTTCGAATGCATCGACGTTGGACGGAGACTCCGAACTCAGCGGTTGCGAACGCAAGGAGAGCACTGACGCGGTGTCACCCTTCATAACCAAGGTCGCCGCGACCGAGAATGCGTACGGGAAACCGCCGGTCTCGACGCACATGAACTGCACCTTGTAGACATTGTTGACCCCGGTGTAATATTTCAACGCCGTGGTCTCGATGATGTGACAGCACGCACCCGTGCGGTTTTGAATCTCCGCGAGCGTCTTCGTCACGAGTTCATTCATGATATCATTCGTCACCTTAGCTTCGGTCTCTCGGAGCGACGACACGTTGTACACTGGATCCTTGAACCGAATCTGTTCGCGCTTTTGATGTCCGGCGAACCCGAACATCTCGCGGTATCCCTCTGTCCTGCTGGGTTTCATTGTGGTGAGCGCGTACACGACGAGCACGATGAGTGCGATGACCCACCAATTCATTATAACCTAATGCGTGAAATTTTTTTGAGAAAATCTCAATCGATATATCAGAGTAGCATGTCCCTCCTCATTTACAGTCCAAAGTGTGAACACTGCAAAGACATCATCGCGTTCATTCAGAAGAATCCCGCACTGAAGCCACTCGTGAGCTATCACAACATTCACGTCCAGCCGATCCCTCCGCACTACAGAGGTCAGATCAACCGCGTGCCGACCCTGCTCACGAAGAACCAAAAATTTCTCGTCGGTCAGGAAATCAAGGCTTGGCTGAGGAGTTTGCTCCCTCCCGACGAGATCGAGAACTGTTCGTTACGCGGGACGTGTGGCGTGAGCATCGACGGCGAGGACGACGGTGTCGGTGATCTGTTTTCTCTTGACGATTACGGCACGTCCCTGGCGGCGCCTATGACACCGGAGATCGAGGCGAAAATCAAAAAGCAAGTCCATGCTTCTCAGTATCAGACATAAAGAAATGAACTCCATACGAATGTAGGAATCATGCCGATGCGATTGACCACAGTTCAGGCGAGCGCCTTTAAGTCGACGTTCGAGACGTTGAAGGATATTTTGAATGACACGAACATCATGTTCCGCCCGTCGGGTATGTTCATCACGTGCCTCGACACGGCGCGCACGTCGCTCATCGACCTCCAGTTACACGCCTCGAATTTCGAAGAGTACGTGTGCGACGAGGAAGAGATAATCGCCGGCGTGAACATCGCGAATTGTTTCAAACTCTTGAAGACGATCTCGAGTAATGACGTGCTCAAACTCGCCATCGACAGTAAGGAGTTTTTAAACATCACGATCGAATCGCAAGATAAAAAGAGCAAGACCGAGTTCGCACTGAAACTGTTGGACATCAACGAGTCTCGGATCACGCTTCCGGAGATCTCCATGAACATCATCACCACCCTTCCGAGCGTGGACTTTCAGCGCTTGCTCAGAGACATGAACCACGTCTCGAGCGGTGAGATAGTGATCACACGCGAGAAGAATCACATTCGGTTTCAGTGCGAAGGTGACTTTGCGTCCCAAGACACGGAGATCGAGACTGTCGAGACCATCGATGAAAAATTGTCAGGTCTGTTCTCTCTGAAATACCTGAACATCTTCGCCAAGAGTGCCAGCATGTGCAGTTCTATGCAACTCATGCAGGAAAAGGAAAATCGGTTTCTGAAGATTGTGTATAACGTGGCTTGTCTTGGTTCATTATCGTTCTACTTGGCTAGCAAAATCGCAACAGATCCGTAGTGGTATCGGTGAGCGTCGACGACGTCGAACTCTGACCGATTGCGTTTGTAACTTTAATTTTCGGAAAATCACTGTTCAACACGTCTTCGTCGAAAAACAACACGTCTCGAATCGCGACTTGTTGATCGTGAAAGTTATATCTCGGACCCGCCGCGCGTGCGATTTTGTTCGTGACGTCTCGAACGGGTTTGTCGTCGTGGTCGAGGAGGGTGGCTCGCACGATGGGGACGGTGAACATCATGCTGCCCTTCCTTTGCTCGGGCGGAAACTTGAAATTGATGTCTTCCGTGATGAACGTGTACTTGTGTCCGTGGTACCAATACTTGATTCGAACGAGCAGTTTGGTCACGCACTGAGGCACGTCCGTGTTCCGGTACTTTTTCCCGCGAACGTCCGAGTAAAGAGCATGAAGCGATTTCCAGTCCTGACTTTCACGTTCCCAAAAGGAGTCGTCGATGTCGTACTTAATGTTCGGGTCGACGTAATACTCGAGGTCTTCGCGGTCAATCTCATAATCTCGAGGGGTCGTCACGCGACGATAGATCGCCCACGCGTAAGTTAAAAGATTCAAGATCATTTACTTTAACATGAATGGGAATTTTTTAACCTCCTACGACAGGAAGATCGCGGAGTATCAAGACCTGATCGCGAACGATCCCATCAATAAGAAGGAGCACGAGAATGCCATGAGCGAATACATCATCAAGTGCATGCCCTTCATGAAAGCGTACGCCGCCGACGACGACGAAGACAACTGCACGACGAGCACGACGAACGATGACAACATCTTCAACGTGACCGAAACCAAAGGTCTTCAGCGCAAAGACATATACTTGGACTATCTCATAGACGTCGAACGCGAAAATCTGCATCGTCCGACGGAACGCATACACGATCAGTGCCCTAGATGCGAAGACGATCCGGAGAGTAAACTCGTGTGGTTCCCAGACACGAGCGAGTTGGTGTGTGAAAAGTGTGGCACCGTGTGTAAGCAACAGTTGATCAGTGAAGAGCTCACGTTCCGGGAAGAGCAGGAGACGTCCAAGATCGTCGTGTACTCGTACAAACGTCAGAACCATTTCAACGAATACATCTCGGCGTTCCAAGCCCAAGAGCAGACCCGCATACCCGACGAGGTCATCGACGCCGTGCGAGCCGAACTGAAGAAGATGAAAATCAACTCGTGCGATGAAATCACACAGACCCGGGTGCGAGCGATCCTGAAAAAGTGTCGATACAATAAATATTTCGAACACGTTCCGACCATATGTAGCATGATCACCGGCGTCCAGCCACCCAAACTGAGTCAGCAACTCGAAGAACGGCTCAGACAAATGTTCGCACTCATCCAAGAACCGTTCGATCGACACGTGGCGAAGGTGGCGCCTAACCGCAAAAATTTCTTGTCGTACTCCTTCGTCACGTACAAGTGTTTGGAACTCCTCGAGGAGGATCACCTGCTGCCATACTTTAGCCTGCTGAAGAGTCGAGAAAAACTGTCGGTGCAGGACAAAATTTGGGAACTCATATGCGCCGACTTACAGTGGCAATACGTTCCGACGTGTTAAAGAATAGACACTCGATTTGTAGTAATGGACAAATATACTAGGTATTGCGTACAGGAAGCCAAGTTTCACATGAAACGCGCGGAAGAGATCCTCACCGAAGGACTCGCCGACCCTCAAAAGTTTTACGTCGAAAACAACAAAGAGTGGAGGGACATCCTTCGCGTCATGCCCTACCTCTTCCTCGTAGCGAACGCGCGACAACTCGAAGAGCAGGAACGCGCCTCAGATGTGTAATTATTATAAATCGAGATTTCAGATGACGTTCGATACCCGACTTGTCGATAACGGACGCTACAAGGTTCACGTGATTCTAGACGACATTTACATTGGACGCACGATCGCCGCGGGACACGAGTGGGACGGATGGATGCGACGCGACATATTGGCACACTACAAGCCTGGAACGGACATCCTAGACATCGGGGCTAACATCGGGTATAACGCGCTCATGTTCTCCGATTACGGTCCCGTGCACGCATTCGAACCGGTGTTCCACGACATCGTCACTAAAAACGTCCAGGCAAATCGTCTCAGACATGACGTCACCGTGCACCCGATCGCCTTGTCCTCGGAGAAGGGTGCGTGTGAGTTACACCTTCCACCCAAAGAACACGGATTGATGAACTACGGTGGGACGTCCCTGGTCGATTTCGGTGGCACGTCCGACCCCATCCCCGCCGTGCGCGACCGCTTGGACGACGTGTATCACGGCACCCCATCCATCATCAAGATCGACGTCGAACATCACGAGATGGAAGTCCTCGAAGGTGCCGCAAAAACCTTGGCGAAACACAAACCGGTGTTGTTGATCGAGATTCACGGGTACGACCAAAGTCCCATTCCGAAATTTCTCGAACAATTCGGGTACCTTCGACCGAAAAAATTTTTGGGTGGCATGCATTTCGACCCAGGATCCCCCGAACCGAGACCCGAACACGTCTGGTTGTTCACAGCAGCGTGACGGTCTTCACCTCCAAATCTCTCGTGCCGAAATTAATGACGTGCGCCTTCGTCAGACCCAACAGTCGCAAATACTGACACGCCTGCGTGTCCGCGGCGTCCGTGAGCTTCGCCACCGCCTTGAATTCCAAAACCAATTCGGAATTCACGATGATGTCCGCTCGTAAATTCCCAACCGTGTGTCCTTCGAAACAGATCGGGACGATTCGTTCCGATTCGTAGGGTATGCCTTCTTTTCTCAACAACACCTCCATGCAATTGTGGTACACGCGCTCGCTGTAACCGGGACCGAGTGCGTCCCATATCTTCTGTGCCAACGCTCGAACGTCGACCATCCCTTGCTGGGACATCACGTGTCCCCTTTATACGGGTATGTGTGTACCCACAAATTCGCGATCCATTTCTCACCTCGTTCCACGGGCAGTCCGGCGTGCAAAGCGCCGTTGGGTATCATTCC